TCGACAACGATTCGCGCAAAATGTGGAAACAATCGTTCGTTCTTGAGTGGGACGATGACAAAGGCGATTATGAATGTTATCTCACGGAAGCAGTTTACGAAATTGACGAAAATAACGATATTTGGCTCGATGATATGCGTATTAACCGTTCTAAAATGGGGCTTAACTTTATTCCGGTTGTTGAAATTCCGAACGAGCGCCTAACTGGTATGAATCGAGGATATTCGGAAATCGAGAAATGGGCGGAAATCGCAGACGAAATCAACAAGAAACTCTCGGATTACTCCGATGCGATTCGTTTCGAAATGTTCGCAATTACGTTGCTAATGAACGTTGATAACGACAAAGGCTTACAGGTTGCGCCTGGAGCGATGTGGAACTTACAAGGCGCTGGCGGTTTGCTTGAAGGCGAGCGACCTGACGCGAAAAAACTCGAATCGAATTTCAAGTTTAAGGAAGCGACGGAAGCTTATCTCGACCGCCTATATGCCAATTTGCATAAAATCGCGGAAGTGCCAAGCGTGAATACAGCCGAAATGAACGTTGGCGGTATTAACGATATGGCGGTTAAGTTGCTGTTTAGTTCGATTATTTCGAAAACACAGCGGTCATGGGTTGTGTGGAAGTCTCGATTACAATTAATCAACGAGTATATATTGCGTTATATGAAAGCTCGTCGCGACGACCCAAGATTCGCTTATGATCGTGAATTAGTAGATTTAATTGACGACAATTACGACAACACGGTTCATTTCCGTTTGCCGTTGCCGGAAGATCAGGCGGAATTAATTAACCGATTAACAACGGAAATGGCGAGTGATTTAGAATCTATTAAAGGCGCATTAGCGCGTAAAGGCGTTGAGAATCCAGAAGCGAAACTGATGGAAATTCTCGCAGAACGTAAGCTAATTCGTAAAGAAAGCGATCCATACTCGGGCGCTGACGAATTATTGTCCGAACGTTAAGACGTTAAACTAAACGGTTAACGAAATTAACAGCCGACGGGCTTTAAACGGGGAGGTATCGTAAATGAGCGAGGAAATCAAGAACGAAAATGTCGAAAATGAAACACAACACGAGGAAAAAACGCAACATGAAGAAGAAAAAGAACAACAACAAGACGAAACTTTCGTTCCACAGTCGAAAGTAGATGAAATCGTGAAAAAACGCCTTGAGCGCGAGCGTAAAAAGTACGCTGATTATGACGAGTTGAAAGCGAAATTAGCTGAATTCGAAAAAGCCGAAGAAGAACGTAAGAAATCGGAAATGAGCGAACTTGAACGTTTACAAGCGGAACTTGCGGAACTCCAAAAGAAGGCGCAAGAGGCGGAAGAAGTGAAAAACAAAACGCTCGAAAGCGCAAATCAACGCCTAATCAAAGCGGAATTTAAAGTGTTCGCTAAAGAGCTAGGCGTTCGTAAAGAAGCGATCGATGACGCGTTTGTGTTAGCGGATTTGTCTACGGTTGAAGTAGACGAAGATGGTAATGTTAAAGGTGTAAAAGAAGCGATAGAAACGTTGAAAAAAGCAAAGCCTTATTTATTTGGCGGTAATGAGTATGCAGACCCTACGCCAGGTCAACATGAGGCTAAACGCGAAGGTACGCAAGAGCAAGCGAAACGCAAGCTACAAGAACTCGCGGAAAAGGCGAAGAGAAGCGGTAAGATCGAAGATAAAATTGCTTACGTACAACTGAAAAAGGAACTCGGATTATAAGAATAGACGCCGATTAAGGCGTCATTTTAATTTTCAAAAACATTTTAAGGGGGAAATTTTTCATGGCTAAAATTTATGATGCTAGTTTAGTAGGTAAAAAAGAATCTGTTGTTGATGAGATTTTATTACTTAATCCACACCAAACACCTCTAATTAATTTGCTTGGATTTTCTAATCCAGTAACACAAGTCGAGCACGTATGGTTTGAAGATGAAATGATTAGTTATGAATCTACAGTCAACGGCGCTAAATTAGAGACAGATACAACAATCACTGTTGCTAACGCTGAACCTTTCCGTGCTAACCAAGTGATTAAAGTTGGCGAAGAGTTGTTGCTAGTAACAGCCGTTTCCGGAAACGATTTAACGGTAACTCGTGGATATGCCGGAACTACTGCGGCTGCAATCGCTGACGGCGCAAAAGTAGAAGTTCAGTTTGTCGAAGGGGTTGAGGGCGCAGACGCTCGCGCTGCACGTTATAAAGCACGCGTTCGTAAATCGAACTTAACACAAATTTTTGACGACACAATCGAAATTTCCGGTACTGCTCAATCCGTAACCCAATACGGAATTTCCAATATTTACGAATACGAAAAACAAAAGAAACAATTAGAACTCGCTCTTCAACTTGAAAAAGCGTTAATCAACGGTGTTAAATACGAAAGCGGTCAAATACGTCAAATGAGCGGTATTCGTTCTTTCATTCAAACTAACGTAACTGACGCTAGTGGAGCAGCTTTAACTGACGTTATGATTAATGACGCTGCACAAAAAATTTATGAAAAAGGCGGTTTTGCTGGTGGAGGCAATTATGTAATCATGGTTCCAGCAAAACAAAAACGCGCTATTTCTAATTTCAACAGTTCTGAAATTCGTTTAGAGCGTCAAGACAATGGTCGCGGTTCTGTGGCTGATTATTTCGTATCTGATTTCGGGCAGTTCGAAATCGTTCTTAACAACAACTTAGGCGCAGACGAGTTGTATATCGTAGACACTAATCGCATGGCAATTCGTCCATTACAAGAACGCGCATTCTTCCACAAATATCTTGGTGACAAAGGCGATTATGTAACTGGAACAGTTGTCGGTGAATATACGCTTGAATTCGTTCAAGAAAAAGCACATGCTCGTTTGAAAAATCTCGGCTAATGAAGGAGTGGTATCGTGGCAACATTTGAATCAAAATACGCTGAACTAACATTTTATGTCGACGGAAAGCCTCGTTCTTTCCGCGACGGTGTTTATAAAACCGAAGATAAAGCGGAGATTGAAGTTCTTGAAAAATTAGCGGACGTAATATGCGTTGAAGAATCGCCAAAACCGACTGCGAAACGAGCAACAACAGCTAAAAAATAATGGAGGTGGCGCTAATTGGCTATATCTGACCGACTACAAAAACGATTCCGCAATGTGCCGGGCGTCACTTCGGCGGATATAGCCGATTGGATTGCCGAAGCACAGACGGAATCAGGGCTTAAAGAAGGCGAAAATTCAAACGATGATAACGCTATTTTGTATTTAGCGTTTTCAATCGGTTGTCGGGTAATTGCGACGGACGCAGCACGGTATTTCAAATACACGGATGGTGAAGAAAGCGTTGATAAGTCGGACATTTACGAGAAATATTTGCGACTTTCCCTCGACGCATACCGCCAATACCGTTATTACCGTGATGGCGGTGGTTCGCGAACAATAGCGCCGAAAAGAGTTGACGGCCGATGAGTAATCAAACAGAACTAAACGAAATATTTCGCCGAATTGCCTCTGAACACGGCAAGCTAACCGACAAGCAAGTCGCATTTGCGATACGCGAAATCGGACGTGTTCGTAACGATGTTGCCGCCTTATTAGCTGATTTTGCGACGGACGATGGAACGATTAAAAAACAGCGCCTTATGCGTTTGTTGCGAGAATTGGAGAAATTAGAACGTTCAATGAGGCAATACATCGGAGAAGCAGTTGAAACAACGATTTCAGAATCGTCAATTTTCGCAATAGAAAAAGCGAATGACGCTGTTCAAAAAGTAGTAGGTACGGGACTTGTTACAAGTGGAATAGAGCGCTTAAATCGTAATGTCGTTGAATATGTTGCAACGCGTTTTAGCGACGATGGACTTGTCTTGTCTGACCGTATATGGTCGACGTCAGGTCAAATACGCGACGCTATTGCAACGCAATTACGGGCGGACATTATTCGCGGCGAATCGATTAGTACGATGGTACGGAATATCCGTCAAATTGTCGATAATCAAACGTGGATGATTAGGCGCTTAGTCGTAACCGAAGCCAACACAGCGTACCGCACAGCAAATGCGATGAGCATTGAACGCAGCGAAGTTGCGGACTGGGTGCGTATTGTTGAAAATGGAAGCCGTCACCCTCGACATCAGCAACACCGTTGCTATGAGTTAGCACGCGAAGATCGATATAACAAAGGACGCGGAATTTTCAAACCGACTGATACCGAAATTTACTCGCCACACCCGCAGTGCTCAGCGTTCGTTGTTCCGGTTCTAAAAGACGAATATTTGTAGGAGGTGATTACGTTGCTAACCGAATATGACGCCATATGGATAAAGGCGAATCGTGCGGAACTGG